TGCTCCAATTGTAAACCCTGCTCCAATAGTTGTATTTAATTCAATGCTAAAAGTGTGATTGCTCTTTATTTCCCATAATTCTGTTGTTGGATTCTTTATAAATATATACGCAGTTTTAGATGAACCATCATAACTAACAGCAATTGTAGTTTCTACTTGTTCTTGAATATACACATCACTTATCCAATCATAACCCCATACAATTATATCTAATCGATAGGCACCAGAAACGGGTTCTCGAACTAGTTTTAAACCAAACAGATCATAAGTATTTCCCCAATTACCATAACTCCAAACTAACCCGTTACTAGTAATATTATTTACATTAAATGTTGCAATAATTGTTCTACTTGCGTTACCCACTATTCCTGCAGAATCTACATCAAATTGAGAACTTAAATCAATAACATTGCTTCCATTAAAAGTAGTTCCACTTGCATCATAAATAAATATTGGTCTTGATGTGTTTTCACTCAATTTTTTACCATTTACATATAAATCACTATCCATACCATTTTTGTGTAATATCCATACCAAATGTAAGTTCAATATATTATTCCCGTAATGAGCTTCTTTTTTGGAAAGATTCTCTACAGTATGATCTTGACGAGTTCTAATATCCAAAATCTGTCCATTGTTCTTTCTAAAAATTTGATAATAAGGTGCATCACCACTATAATCAGTCCCCCCAATCCATAATAATGCTGGATCTACTGGATGACTATTGCCGTCATAATTCGCATCAATTGCTTCATTACTAAAAACATATGATAGCTCAAAAGTCATTCCAGGTTCAATTTGAATAGGAGTTATAGAAATATAATCTGAAGCATCATTTGTGAATGTATAAGGAAGACTTTTTTCAAGTATAGAACCAGTTGCATCATTCAATAATGTAATGGGTGATATTCCTGGATTTGTAAAAATTGGTTCATCATCACCCACTTCTTCAGATATAGATAAATAAATACCTTCATGTTCGTCCTTAAATGGTTGTATATTTGAATACAAATATTGTATATCTGAACTATTTACTATACTATCAAACAAATAATATTGAATGCTTGGTTCAGCATTACTATTACTTTCTAAATATATCTTATCCCAAGCCCAACCAGTTATTGATTGAGTATGCCAAGTGCTAAGATACTCAGTTCCATCAATAAATAATTTTACATTATCATTGATTTTATCAAATGATAGAACAATATGATGCCACTCATTATCTTTTGAAATTACACCAGTATATCCATCCCAATTTCCATTAAATGGTTGCGCTATATTGTATCCTTCTGTAGAAGATGTATCATCTTCATCTAATAATTTTACGTTAGCTATAAATACTACTTGATTTATGTCATCAGTTGCATCATATTCAGAACCATTTTGATGATCATTTCTAAAAATCAATGTATAATTTCCAGACTCAGTAATATTATATTCTTTTGAATATTCTATAAAAGTATTTTTTTCAGGATGTTCATATTGTTGAGAATCCCCATTAAATTCTACTACAAATGCTAGTTTTTCTGGTAAGGCATGGCCGGTCGGTGCGCCTCGAGCACCACCCAAAAATTTGAGAGTATAAATACCTGTTTTAGTTATATTAATCACTTGACTTATATATGAACCATGTTCATGTAGAGCAATGAAATGATTATCAATATAATGAGGAGATGGTACAGCTGGAGAACCCCATTCAGTAGCACCATCCCGAATAGCATGAATCTTCCCTCCAAGAGCCCATCCTTTTATGCTTGTAACAAAGGCAAATCCCCAAGGACCACCGTGGCCAAGAACTACTGGGTCTTGCCCAGTTATTGATTGAAATTCAAAAAAACCGTTTCCAACAAAATCAGATGTATCATATTTTAGACTGTGTAGAACAACTTGACTATTCGTATTTAATTTAACAATTCCATAACTGTTATTAATTTCCTTCATCTTGTGCCATATTGCTAATGAAAATTGAGTTTTTGATGAAACATCTATCTCAATATCTGGTTTATTCAACAAATTGTGTATGGTATATATATGACTTACATCTACTGTTTTTGTTTCTAAAATAGAATGAGGGAAAATACGACTGTGTAACCCATCTCCTGTTTCTATTTTTACCTTTCTATTGAAACCAGTCATTGATGTAAACTTAACATTCCATGCATTAGTTTCATCATAAGGTGTTCCATATACATCGTGCATACCTGCCAAATTATCATTTGCGTCAAACCAGTCTTTACCACCACCAATCGTTTTTGTAGGTGTTGATGCATAAACAATAAATGAACCAGAGAAAACGTCTGGACCACTACCCCCGGACCATGTTGCAGTAAATCCAGTTGTAGTTTTGTTAGAAATATATAGGGCGTTAGTATTTTCGTAATTTCTATCAGTAACCACATTATAGTTAGCATCTCCCATCGGAGTATCAAATGTAAAAGTGTGATCTCCCCAAGATTCACCGGTTTGTACCGGATTAGGCGTCGCCCCATTCCATACCCAATACATGTTAATTCCTCTGCGATCATTCGCATCAGCAGCATTAAAATTACCCGAATTAACGTATGCATATGCTACTGGAAGAATTTCCGTAGAAGAAGAACTACCGCCAATCGTTTTTGTAGGTGTTGATGCATAAACCATTAAAGTTCCTGGGAAAACATCTGGATTACCAGCATCCCATGTTACAGTAAATCCAGTTGTAGTTTTGGTATGAACATGTATACAGTTGGTATCTTCATAATTTCTATCAGTGACCACATTATAGTTAATATCTCCCATTTCCTCATCAAATGTAAAAACATGTCTATTCATTACACTGTCCCATACACTCCAAGATATGTTAATTCCTTTACGAACATTTGCTTCACCAGAATTATAATTACTCGAATTAACATATGCATATGCCACTGGAAGAATTTCCGTAGAAGAAGTTCCAGCACCTGTAGCTGCAATAGTTTTTGTAGGTGTTGATGCATAAATAATTAAAGTACCAGAGTAAACGTCTGGACCACTACCCCCTGACCATGTTGCAGTAAATCCAGTTGTAGTTTTGTTATAAATATATAGAGCATTAGTATTCTCGTAATTTCTATCAGTGACCACATGATAATTGGTGTCTGCCATTGGAGTATCAAATGTAAAAGTGTGGTCTCCCCAAGAATCACCGGTTTGTACCGGATTAGGCGTCGCCCCATTCCATGTCCATGATATGTTAATTCCTCTGCGATCATTCGCATCCGCAGCATTAAAATTATTCAAATTAACGTATGCATATGCCACTGGAAGAATTTCAGTAGTATTATATGAACTAACCACAATTGTGCCACGCATGTGTGAATGAGTTTCACATTGATATTGATATTTATCAACTGTTGTATCATAAGGTACTACCCAACTCAGTGTGTATGTTCCATCATTATTTTGACCACCAGTATCTGTTCTCACTACATCTGTGCGTGGAGTTCCGTGTTGACCTTGGTCGTTAAATTCGGTTATTTTTATTGGATGTGTTACAAGTTCTGCATAATCACCTACTACGGATATTGTTAGTGTAGACCCACGAATAGCACTAATAGTTCCAAACAAACCGCCATCACCGTTAGAATCACTCGTTGTGTATTTATATACTGAATTACCAGGACCTATGTATTCAGACGATACGGTTATTGTAACCGGTGACGAAATACACCCAGCTAAAGGTCCGACACCCCCATTCAGTCCAGGTGGAATATATCTTACTGGAGTCCATTCGTATTGTATTGGCTCTGAATCTGGTATTGTATTTTTATAAACATTAATAATATCTGATCCACCTCCATCTCCACCTACAAATAATAGATTTTTTGTAATATTTAAAAACATACCTTCGCGACTGGGCCAATCATTCTCAGCACTAATATCTGGAACAGGGGCTTTAAGAACATCTTTACATACCCACTCATCTTCTACTGGAAATAACTGTAGCCATGAAAATCCTACTCCGTTCCCATGTTCGTCTGGTGCATTTGAATTCTTTATACTGTCAAATTCAAATAATATTCTTCCATCAGCCATAGGACGAGTCGTTGATTCGTAACTTACACCTTTATCATTATTTTGTAATATGTGTTGAGGAGTTCCATTAACTCCTTCCAAAGGAGTATCAGTCATATAACGCGAAGAACGACGAGCTACACTAACATTATTTACTTTTAATGAAAAATAATGAGTCCAATAATGAGGTGGACTGCCGTGGGGTTGGTTCCAACCATTTGCGTCCCTAGCGTAATTGTAAATTCTGTATCGATAAGTCGTATTTACATTTAATCCTTCAACCCACGCAATTGGAAGAGCATAAGAACCAGTTGAATCATATGTTTTATCATAGCTTGGCCAATAAAAAAATCCGTATGCGGAGTTTTGATAAATTCTATGCCAATTTTGAAATTTAACAACCATATTATTTGCAATCGTAACTTCTCTAATAGTTGTTTGTGTTTCTACTGTAAGCCACTCATCTTGACTAGAAAATCCTCCTGCATTCCAGAAATTATTATCATCCAATGTTATAGGTTCTTCCCAACTTGGATTAGTTACTGTTCTATATTTGAAATAATATAACAAACCATAACTATTTTCTCCGCCTTTTCTTTCACCAACAATTAATGTATCATTCTCAAGTTGTACATTGTCTCCAAAATCATCACTATTATCGGGTTGTCCTCCTATTGTTGGAAAGGGTGGGAATATTTTACTTTCTTCTTCCCAAACACCGCCCGCATAAACCCAAGTACCATTGGAATATTGCCACTTTGCGTTATTGTATTTATATACATACAAAACATTATTAGTATCATCTCCAATCACAATTCTATTGTCATAATAGCCAACACTATCACCCCTATCTAAAATTACTTCATGTTCCCATTTCTCACCATTATATCTATATACGTGTGTATAATCATTACCACATCCAACAATAACATTATCTTTATATATTACCTTCTTCTCCCATTGCTTTCTATGCCCACTTTCTGTCTCTAATGGCGACCATAAAGCTTGTTTTTCCTCCCATTTTCCATCTCCAACATAATCAAATACCCAGTTATTTCCCGACCATGATTTTATTGTATCTGAACCAGGTTGGGCTAAACTAGAGCTACCCCCAAATTTACATCCGAGAACTATTGAAGTACCTGTTTCGTTTATTGCTTTTATGTTGAAATATCTATCATTCCCTTGGGGATTTGACCATTTTGTGATACGTTGCTCCAGATTCCATACTCCACCCGTTTTTCTATATATAAAGACACCTCCTCTGTTATTATGACCACTTTGAGGTTCACCTTCAAGTGTAGTATCTAAAAGTTGAGCGCCAACTACAAGAACATCATTTCGAATATATACAGGATTTCCGAATCTAATTGTTCCATCATTTGGCAATCCATCCGCATCACTAAGGGTTTGTTCATGTGTTATTGTTTTCCCATCATCACTTATGTTAAAAATATAAGCCCTTCCAAAAGGCGAATTCTTTTCTCTATCACCAATTACTAATGTATTTTCATAAGAATGTACACTATTCCCAAACCATGCGCTTCCACCATCTGCTTCAGGAGACCTAACCGTATTAACCCGTTCAAATTGATGTGATTCATAATATGCTAATTCGCCTATTGTTATACTAGATACGAAATTTGATAAATAATTATACAAACGATAATGCTTGTATGACCCAGGATTTTGAATTTTGTATTCACTATATGGCATTCCAATTAGGGAAAACTCATCATTATATCCATGTGGTCTTATATAACTAAGACTCCGTGTATCTTCAGTTTCATATTTACGTGTATCTAGTGTTGTCCAACGAGAAGTATGATGTTCTACCAAAGCAACATTTGCTATCAATATTGTTTGATCAGTAAAATTCGCATTATAATCAGGTCCGTTAGCATAATCATTTCTAATCTCTAACGTATAAGTTCCAGGAGTAGTAATATTATACTCTTTGTCATATTTTGCAAAAGTATGTAAGTGGGCAGAAGTATTATATGTTTTTGTAGTATTGTTAAAATCGACTACAAATTGTATATTCTCTGGACTACCTGCTTCCCAAGTATTGTCCCGAGCAGTCGCAAGAAATTTTAATACATAAGTACCCGAATACTCTATATTTACTGTTTGACGAATATATGCTCCATGAGCCTGAAGCCCCGCAAAATATTGTCCTATATTGTTCCAGGACGCATTATACGCTTTCTCGGGATTATTCCACGCAGCCCTTCCAGTAGCATCATTGTCTATTAGACTTATTATATTAAAAGTCCATCCATCTATAGTTCCAAGAGGATAAATATCTGTTCTCATATAAGTAAATCCGGAATTGACAAGCCCACCAGTTCTAGCCCCATCAAAAGAACCATTTATTAATAAATTTGAAGGTGATAATACCATATCGTCGTTTGAACCTTGAATTACCCAATTTTTTGGTAAGGAATCCCCGAGCATATCTGCAACATTACCATCATGGTGTGGTCTTGCCCATAACGCATATTTTGTAATATATTTCGCTTCTGGAAATTCAAATGATAACCAAGTATTTATACCATATTTTGGACCCCAATTACCACTATGAGTTTGCCATCCCATATCGTCATCAAATGATGCATTATTAAAAGCTTTATATGGGGGTGATGATCCAGGCGCGGGGTGTGGATAGCTCCATTCGTTGCCATACTCACTTGCTCGAGCAATACCTTGATCTCCACCACCTCCATTTAGACCACCTCCTCCAGCAGCAGGTCTTACATTATCAACATTCACATGTTTTTTGATATAATTAACTCCCAATGGGGATTGACTATAATGATTAGGGCTTCTTAACCAATTAATATCAATATCTACAGAACTATAAATAGTATTTCCAGCTGGTTGCTCTATAGTAATTTTTATAAAACTTCCATTATCAAAGCTTTCATGTGTAGGCCAAGTACTAGTCTGTGCATTGGGGACAATATTTAGTTCCAAATCAGTATGATGAGTAATTAGTCTCATTTGTTTTTTACCTTGTATTGGTACTACACCTGACTCCCATACTCCCCCCTGGTTTCTAAAAATTCCTGAGCTACTCATGTAAATAAAAGGATACATATACGTAAGACCAGTATCATTTGTAAGTTCAATATTATCACCACCCAAAACACCTAAAACATCTCCAAATGAGATTTGGAGTGTGCTAGAATCCTGAACTTGCAGACGAATATAGCTATTATTTATCCAATTTCCACGAGTTGTACCGTGGTTAACAAAACTTCCATCAGCAAATGTGTGCATGTTGGTACCATCATGGGTTGACACTCCAAAACATTTAACGTTATTTATGGTTCCGTTAATAGTATTTTTTAACCAATTTGTAGAACTTTTATCAGCCCATTGATCAATTGGTTTATCTGCCAATCCTATAATGAATAATTTCGCACTACATTCAAATGCAAAATTCTTTGTTGTATAAGAACTACCATTTAAATATGACGATGTTTGTTCATTCATTTCTGATGCGGATAATGGATCCGCAGTATCTTGATAAATAAATTCGGGAGGTAAAAACGTCATTTTTTCATTTTCAAACCACAAGTGCGTGTGATCACCACTTGTTTGTCCATTTATAGACATATGTCCTAATATATTTTGCCTTGGAGTATCAGGGTCCCATTCTGTATAACCATTTGTAATATACAGGCGACCACCTCTAATACTTGTATCTTCATATAATCCCTCTACTTTAATGATATATTCCTTAGTTTCATCAAATGCCAACTTAAATTGATGATTTATGGAATTTTGATTCTTTGGAACTAATATTGCTTTGGATGGCAAATATGTATCTGAAGTACTAATTGAATTATATAATACCTTTTCTGTATTAGGTGGAATAAAATCCCATTCTACAGTTTCTTGTGAGTCTACACCATAAATATAATGTTTTAATATAGGACTTTGTCGAACTAATTTCTCATCACTACCTCTTAATAATTGTACAATTACTGGACTACTTTCATTATTTTCATGCTCTCTTCCTGTAACATATATTCTATATAAAGCATTTGAATCTAAACTAACATCTGCTTTCCACCAAATCTCATCTATTGAACTTCCGTCTCCATTTGCATCTTCAGATATCCAATAACTCGCTAAACTATTATCAATTACCCTATCCGCTGTATTCGAACCACCCACAGAAGATGAACTTGGATTAGATAATGTAATATATTGTCCGCTATTAATGTTTTGTATTTTGATATCAGCTATAGTTACACGCAAACCGGTATAACCATCTTGATGAGGCGAACCAATTACTTTAATCTTATAATCATTCGCAATTTCATCAATTAAATCAATAACTTCTATCTGAACTGGAACATCTGTGTCTACTACTGATTCACTTGTTAAAATCACATTGTAATTTTCAAAATCATTTACACCTCTATTAAATGTAGTTTCCCAATAATTTCTATTTACAGCAATTTGTCCGTAATTCGCATCTGCATTACTTACATATTTTGTGTTTGAATCATTATCTATAAGATTATTTGCAGAACCTTGGCTAATATTTGTAGCAAACTCCCCAACAGTGTCTTTATCAACTCCATTATATTGTATTGAAACTTCTCCTAAATGAAGGGCATTATTATAAGTCGTATTTCCTTTGAACTCATAAACACCTGTTTTACCCCAGAACAGTTTCTCAATATTATCTGTAGTTGTAACCGCAAAATCATATACAGTTACTTGACCAATTGTTCCTCGAAAAGGTTGGCCCGCTTGACCACCACCATCATCTGGTAAGGCACCAATCATAAATCCACAATTTGCATGTGAAATAGTATTAACTGTTTCAACACGACTATCCATTAACCATTGACCGTCTGGTTTCTTTAAGAAAATGTAGGCATTATTTCCATCATAACTCAAAGCAACAGTATATTCTTCCCCAGAATTTACTAACATAGTGTTTGGATCTGCCCAAAAACCAGAACTATAATTAGGATAGTATGCATTTGTATAAAATTCAAGTGCATGTATATCAATTGAATTATGTCCAGTTTGCTCATGTTTATTTCTTAATCTTAATCCAAATCTATCACTACCATTACCATAACCAAATACAACTTGGAAATCATTTTCTTGCTGAATATTTGTATTAAAAGTTGCAATTATTGTACGACTTGCATTCCCTCCTAATCCTGCATTGAATATATCAAAACTTGAGCTTAAATCAATCGCATCAATGTCTACTCTATTATGCATCCCATCATGAGGAGCCTCAAAAGTAGTTCCAGTTGCATCATATGAAAAAATTGAATTATAATCATAACTGGTTTTATCAATTATAGCATTAGCAAAATTTGATTCATTTGTTGTTTTAAGTGATGATAACATACTGTCCCAAGCAGGACCATTTACGCGATGATGATGATAAACATCTGAACTGGAAAAATAGTCACCATCAAAAATTACTTCTTGATTTTCATCTAATAATTGTGGTTTAAAGTCTTTGATGCGAAGACCATTCTCCTCCTCACCAAAAGAAACGCCATTTTCACTAATTCCAACCAATCTATTATAAACAACTATAGCTTGTAGATCACCCAAATCATAAGTGCTATTTAAATCTATATATAAACCAACATTAGAAGGATTTAAAGCCCATGGTCCTTTACTATGACAGCCTAAAGTATTATTAGGAGTTGTTATACTGTCATTATTTGTATAATATGCCCAATAGGTTGTGCCGTCGGGCGTCGTCCATGCTGGTATATCTTGACTGGTATATTCATCCAGCCCAGAAGCTCCCCCTCTAAATTCCGCTGGAGACGCTCCATTATTTACTGATGCTACATTTTGATTATTTACCCATACTTGTATTTGACGTATATTCAAAGCAGATACATTATTTCCCTTGAGTAATAAATATCTAAAACGTCCACTTGTTCTTACAGCATCAAGACGATGCGTAATTCTAATTTTAGTATTTGAGGTTGTTCCCCCATTATCAGAAACTGAAATACCCATTGCCGCAAGAGCAGCTATTGCTGCACCGCCAACAACACCTGATGTTGAATTACCAAAATCAATAGCTCCTGTTGAAGATGTAATATTTTGTGTTGCCCATGTAGTCAAAATTGATTCGTAATTCGATTTTGAAAAACTAACATTTGTTGCAAAATTCGTCCAATTTGTACAATTTTCCACATTGAAATTAGAAATATCTTGGTCAAAATTAACAGCATTTGCGAACATTCCATTCATCTGAACAACTGATGATGTATCCCAATTAGTTAATGGATTATTGAAACTTGTAGCAGCATTAAAAGTATCAGTCATGTTTGTAACACTGGATACATTCCAATTACCAATCGGTTGGTCGAATGATATTGCATCTTGGAATGTAGCATTCATATTTTCTAAACTGGTTGTTGTCCAATTACCTATATTCTGATTAAACACGGTTGCTCCTTGAAACATTTGAGACATAGTTGTAACATTTGATACATCCCAACTACCAATATCTTGGTCGAAATTAACAGCACCATGGAACATTTCGGACATATCTATTACATTTGATGTATCCCATGTAGAAATATTACCGTTAAATGTAGTTTTGTTTTTGAACAAACTATTCATAGTATTAATTCCAGATACATCCCAGCCACTAATTATACCATATGCTAACATTGCTGCTGATTCGTTGGTTATCCATAAATCAACAGCGGTTTGTAATTCAGCAAGAGTAACAAATATATTCTGAGGTTCAGGTTCTGGTTCTGGTTCTGGCTCAGGCTCAGGTTCAGGTTCTGGTTCTGGTTCTTCTGGTCTATCAGAATATACTGCTATTTCAGAAATACCAGGTCTATTGAAATGAAGTACTGGTTTATCAATTACAATTTTCAGACCTGTAAGTCCAAATCCCCCACTTCCACCTCCTAAAGGTCCTTTTCCACCTAGTGTAAAATATTTATAAAGCGTTTCGTCTAATGGTCTATAACTTCCACCGCCAGTAACTAAAAACGAACCAAATGGTATCCAAGCAGAACCGGTTAATGTATCGTGCGGTGGGGGTACATCTGTACCATATACTCTATATATACCACTTGCCCGTGTTAATAAATTAAATGTTAAACTGAATCCAACAACTACTTCCAGTTGAGAAAAGGTTAGTCCAATATATATAGAACCAGGGACACTTGAATTTGTAAATGATACCCAATGACTATTTATGTCTTCATCAATAACAAAATCCTTAGAATAACCTTGATATGTTCCACTGGACCAAACAGTAGATGATAACGCCAAATTACGTCGGTCACGTACATCTCCGTTGTTTATTGTCAATACTGGTCTATCTTCTACGTTAGAAATTCTCAAATTTGAAAATATTTCTGGCTCAGGCTCGGGTTCTGGCTCAGGCTCGGGTTCAGGTTCAGGTTCAGGCTTAATAGTATCCAATGGTGGATCACTTGTAATACCCTCAGCTTCATCAAAACCCCCAGATTTACCAAGTAATACTTCAGAACCTACAAACGAAACACGTTTTGAAGTAAGAGGAGATGCCGTTGAACTACGACCTCCTCTTAAAACCAAAGTCATTGTTCTTTTCATTTTAATACGTTTTTCTAGTATATCTTCTGGTGATTCTCCAACAACACTTAGATTTTTGTTATGACTATAGAATGCATGGACACCTGAACGGCTATTTACATTATTCAATTCAACACTTAGACCAGTTAAATTTACTGAATTATCACCAGAATGTCTTTTCTGTGCTACTTTATGTATCATCATTCCAATATCATCTGCTTCCCCAAGTTGTTCTAAATTAAATGGCGTTGATGCTGCTCCCTTTTCCTTAACCATTTCTGCAATTCCTTTCATAACACTTGAATCCATTGTCTTTGATACTTCTTCTCCTGGCTTTGTTGTTGCATCATTTATAGCCATTCCTAATCCAGTTAATTCCATTGTAAATTTCAATAAATCATCATTCGCTAAATCATTATGATTCTTGTATAAATCATCTTTTGATATTCCAAATGTAGTTTCAACATAATCTTTTGCCAAATTTAGTGTTGTATCGTTGAATATATTACCCATCTCTTTGATTGTTTCATAAACCAAAGTTGTTGTTGGCGTTACATATATTGTGTCCGATGGACCAGTATATGTAAAAAATCCAGCTAATGACATAGCGGGTGTGGCATCTAATTCATCATCTCCACCAAGCAATGTCGTATCTTTTGCATCACCTCTTTCATTTACTGAAAAAGCTACAAATTTATCATTCGCATCTAATTGCCAAGCCGATGGGATTAACGTGCGTCCTCTTTCATCAGAAACTAATGGCGGCGTTAAAGCTTTTGTTGCTACAGCCCCATTCTCATCAACTCTGTGTGCTCGAAGAGTCATATTCTGTAAAGGACCTCCCATATTATCAATCGCACCATTGTTGCCATAGTTTAAGTTCCAACCTAAAACAAAAGAAGCATTTACAGTCTTATTTTCAAATGCATTCACTGAATTAATTCCAGATTGGTCTACAACTAAAGCTGATAGTGTATTATCTAATTGTCCAGATACGAATGTAAGAACTATATTATATGCGACATATATCTTATCACCATCTTCAAAAGGAACATTTCCAGTTTCATGTGAAGAAAATCCATTCCAATAGTCTGTCTCAGCCCCACCGCCTAATACTTCACGATTAAATTCAGACTCAGTTTTTGCTAAAATATCAGCTATAATATTTTGTGTTGCATCATTATCGAAAAACAAAGTAGAATCCCTCGCAAAATCTTGTGTAAAATTAACTTGTGATGTATTCAATCCTGTAAAAATTTCCTTCACAACAAGTGTAAATATTGCACCCCTTAACAAATCCTCTGACGAATCAACAACTCTATCGCCATTTCCATCTTCATTTGTAAAATCTGGATGGAATGTCCCCGTTAAATCATTAAGTGCTACATAACTAGGAAGTGGTAACGTTTCAGAACTAAAAAATTTAGCTCCATCTGAATGCAACACTACATTATTTGCATCCGTATAGTAGATAATCCGACCATCTACAACTGTTCTATCAACAGAAATGCTCAAATTCGACATAGAACCAAAATCTTGAATCAAAAAGTCAGCATTGACAAATTGACCAGAACCAGGTTCTAAATCTACTTTCTCAAATTCTAAATCCGATAATACAATGACTACCGGATTTAGATAATACGTTGGCATTACAATATTGTTTAAAAAAACATGAAATTATACTCGTAATTTTTAATTAACGTATAGTTTATTTTTTTTATGAACGTGCATTTTTGAACATTTTTAAAGCTTCGGCAAAACCTCATCATCATCCGAAATATTACAAAATTTGACAGTCTGAAAATCCCCATACCAAAGATCTTTGATATAATATCTTGAAGTTTTGTTACATGGAGAATGTAAAGCACAGCATTTAACATTCAGAGAAAATGGTTTTCGACAATCTTTACATTCAATCTCCTTTATAACACTCAAACCCATCTTCGTAAACATCACATCCGTTACTTTCGGCTTCTTCGGTCTATTCGGCTGACCGCGATAATGCTCATGAAATTCACGAACAAAGTCATCAAACGCACATCTCGCTCCTCTTCTCACTCGAAAACTATCATGTTCAGATACCATTCGATAAATGTAGTTATTCTCCATCAGAATATCGTCTTTACGAGAATCAAAATACGGAATATTCCATTCGTGAAATGGCCGAGTCTTATATTTTTCAATCAATGCTCTTCTCGCAAGCAATGTTTTAATCAATACAAGATGTAATTCCGTTTTGATGCACGTATTTTCCAAATCAGAACGCGTATTTTCTACAGGTTCAAATCCGAAATATGCTATCCTTCTAATAACCTCTCCTGTATCCTGACAATCTTGCATATATTGAGAACAAAAGAACATCCTTTGTGTTACTTTATGTTGCTCCTCTTGCTTTTGATTCTTAATAGGAATCGCAATTGTTTCACCAGATACTGCCTTTTGAAAATCTGTTTTGCCAAATAATTTTATCATATCCGCGGGAGTATCCTGATCACAAATTATATCGTGATCAATGAAAGCAGATTTACCAAAAGTTTTCTCTTTGTAATTTATAGTTCCCACAATTTCCTCAGAAAATGTATTCATATAAATATTGACAATAGTGGATTTTCCGGTGCCTGAACAACCAACTAGGTAGGGTACGACTTTAATTGAATCATATCCAACGGGATAATGAAGAGAACCCAATAAACCATAGAAAGCTAAAGTCACATTTTCATCACTTGATAATTGAGGCTGATCGCCAATAATCTTATCGAAAACTGGACAATCAATTTCATCCCAACTCATATTCAGCCATTCAACATCAAAATCAAACGGAATGTATTTCTTGGCAATCATATGTCCTTTAGATTGGTCATATGAATAGAACTTAAATTGCTTCAAGTTTAGAAATCCATTCGTAAATGCTAAAATGTTTGAATCTCTTTCTAGAATACGAATATCAGTATGAATATTTTGTAAATAATCCACCAAATTTCTCTTTGAAGATGGCTTTTTATAAACACGCTTTAAAGCTAAAGGAGCTTCATTTCTGAAAATATTATCCAGAAATACGGAAAACTTTGCTACTTTCTCGTATTCAATAGGACATTCTTCAGACCTCCTCATCATAAACCCATCTTTCTTCATCAAATCATGTTCACTACAATATTCATCAACAAATTCTTGAATTGAATCATAATTGACATTTTCTTCATTATTCCCTAATTCGAAGTAATTTCTAATCTGCTTCCATGTTGAAGCATTCTTCTTAACATCGATCTTCTTTTCGCCGCAAGAGTGGCATTTTGCAATACAACTCGTTTTTCCAAGAGACAAATAACATTGGACACATGAATGAATCTTTG